CAGGTAATCAATCTTCTGGATACTTTGGTGGTGGTTCTCCTGCACCATCGACAATGGATAAGGTCACTTATTCATCAGACACCACAGCAGCAGTTCCTGGTGCCGCATTAAGTGGAACACGTTATCGTCTGGCAGCATCAGGAAACTCAACTGCTGGTTATTTTGGTGGTGGTGGTCCTGGTACATTCTCAACAATGGATAAGGTCACTTATTCATCAGATACAACAGCAGCAGTTCCTGGTGCAGCATTAAGTGTTGCTCGTAGGTCTCTTGCAGCATCAAGCGCAAGAGCAAACGCATTGCCACAACCGACATACCCTGCATCATTTAACGTATAATTAGTGTTATAATATTCAAAAACTTATGATTGAAAATCCTTTATCTTATGTTTTGATCAAACCAAATGTGATCAATGAACATGGTGTTCAAGAAATAGTTCAACATATCAAGTCTTCAACAGCAACTGATCTAGCAGTCTTTGATCCACATAAGTCAAATGAGACTGGTGGTAAGGAATGGAGAGTCGATAAGACCATTCGTGACACACAACATATTGAGATGGGCCCGATTCAACCAAAGATCATTGAGTTGATGCACAATGTCGTCAAAGAAGTTGTCAATCCTTTTTATGGTGTAGAAATCTGCGAAAGTGAAGTTCCTCAGATTTTGTCCTATGGAATTGGAGGTCACTACTGCCCACATATTGATGGTGAATCTCTTTGGCAGACTCCTGATGGTGAACTGATTTGGAAGAAATCAACCGAACGAGATCTATCAATGGTCTTTTATCTGAACGATGACTTTGAAGGTGGCGATTTTATATTTCCAGATCTCAAGATTCGTGTGAGACCAGAACCAGGAATGATGGTTTGCTTCCCATCTAATCATCATTATAAGCATGGAGTCGAACCAGTCACAAAAGGAAAAAGATATTCGATTGTTTGCTGGGCAAAGGTCAAAGGGTTTCCTACAATGGATGATCAAAACAAGGAACTCTCTCAAAAGTATGGGATTGCCATAAATAATTAAAGATTTTTCAAATTACAATGCAATATATCAAACATTATTATGTTGATGATAACAATAATTCTTTTTGTTGTGAACTTTCAGAACCAAATTATAAGAGACATCCTTATAAAGAATATGCTGGACTGGACGTGAAAGTTTGGTTAAAAGATTCCGAAGGTGTAGATGTTTGTCTTTCTGAAGTTCCAGACTCAACTGCAGTAACGACGATTGTAAGTCCTTGTGGAAAAAATAGTGTTCAAGTTTTGACTGAAGAAGAATATAACTCAGTTGCAAATTTTTACTTGAAGTCTATATCACTTCTTTTAGAATCTGAAACAGCAAGAAGTTCTGGTGATGAAGAAACTGCATTGGAAAAACAGACCGCGGCCACAGAAAAACTTTCTGAAGCATCTGCTGCTCTTCATGCTCTTTAACTTGACACCTGATTCAAAATCCTTTATAATATTCAAGTCTTCACAATCCTTGTAACTTTGGGAATGAAGACCACTTCTCTGTGGTGGGAGAGGTGAGTTGGTGGTTCATAAGGAGGGTATTACCCTCCTTTTTTTCTATTATAAATTACTATAAATCTTTTGCTACTTATGAATTTTACTGTATACTCAAAAGAAAATTGCCCATATTGCTATAAAGTTAAACAAGTATTAGAATTGACAGGAAGTAACTTTGTAGTGTATAATTTAGGAGAACATTTTACCAAAGACGAATTTTACGCAGAATTTGGAGAAAGTTCCACATTTCCTCAAGTCATTTGTGATGATAAAAAACTAGGAGGATGTACTGATACAGTTAAGTTTTTGAAAGAGAAACAAATTGTCTGATAAAAACATAAATAACTCTGACCACAGAAATCGTGGTGTTGAACTCATTCTTAATGGAGGCAAACGAAAGCAAACTCAACCATTCCATATCATTTTTGAGAAGATAGTTTGCTTTCTGAATCGGGAAGTTACTATCTATTTTGAGTTTTCCTTTAAGGCAAGGAAAAGAAAAGTAATTTCCCGGAGAAAGAAAAATGTTAGCAGTTAGTTTAGTCTTTGGTTCCTTTCTAACCATACTGTTTCTTATAGTGGGACTTATAACTGGTTGGGTAGCAAGAGAATATATGATGAATTATCAAGATACACCTAAACTTCATCCAGAATTTTTTGATGACAAAGGAAATGTAATTGCAGATGAAGTTTTAGCAGTAAGTTTTAATCCTGATTATTTCCTTGATGAGGATTTAGATGAGGATGATGAAGATTAACTAAATATTGTAAATGATTTTAGATTCTGGATTTTTATGACTACGACAACACAAAAAAAAGCATCGACTAAAGCAAAAGTTATTTCTGTTAAAACAACAGACGACCAAATTAAAGAATTGCCAACCAATCCTTTTGCATTTGAAGTTCTTCAACTTGTTTCGAAACAAAGATCAAATGTAAAAAAAGTTGAAGTTCTAAAAAAATATGAACATCTTTCATTGAAAGCGATTTTTATTTGGAATTTTGATGAAAGTGTTATTTCAATTCTTCCACCTGGAGACGTTCCTTATGCAAGTGTTGGGGAACAAAATTCATTTAGCGGCACCATGAGTGAAAAAATTGGAGATGCTGTTACTAAAATGCAAGAGGTAGGAAGTAATTCTCTTGGATCACAAGATCAAGGATTTTCTTCAATTCGTAAAGAATATGATAAATTTTATAATTTTATTAAAGGTGGGAATGATAGTCTGAGTTCTCTTCGTAGAGAAACAATGTTTATTAATATTCTTCAAGGACTTCATCCTCTTGAAGCAGAAATCCTAATTTTATGTAAGGATAAAAAACTTGGAGAAAAATATAAACTCACAAAGGAAATTGTCTCTGAGGCATATCCTGATATTCACTGGGGAGGTCGTTCGTGAGTCAAGTTCATGATGTAATTGGAGTAAAGCAAAATACGGAAAATAATATGGACCATTGGACATCAGCAGAAAAAGAAACTTGTAAGTCACGTTATGGTTGTGATATTCTGATTGAAAATGGTTCATATACTGACGTTTGTACTAAAGAAGCTCCAAATGATGCTTATATCATAAAGTATTTTGTAGATGAAAAGATCTGTTTTGATCTTACAAGAGGAAGTAGAATTAAATTGTTTGATATGTACTGGGATAAGTTTCGTGGCAATCTGAAGAGTATTGACTTTGGATACGGACGAGTCAATCCAAAACTCTGGGGTTACAAATCCCCCGAAAAGAAAAAGCGAAAGTGATTTACAAAATGCTGGGAAAAAATCCCGGCAATTTTTTTGCCCCCTTAAGATTTGTAAAAGTGTAACATTTTATACACAGTAATATTGCTATATAATCTGAAAAGGTCTATAATGACCTTACGTTCATCTGGAAACAGACGGAAGTAAGCCGACGCGGAACGGGATGCCTATGTTTTTCTATACCTACTACTCATACGAACCTTATGGTCGTGGATATATTGGTTCTAGGGGTTCTTCTGTAGAACCTTCTATGGATTTTTATATGGGGAGTTATACGGATGAAACTTTCAGTCCAACTGAAAAAATTATCCTATCCATCCACGAGACTAGAGAAGATGCACACTTAGCAGAAATAAAACTCCATGAGTTCTTCTCTGTTGATGAGAATCAACACTTCGCTAATAAGGTGAAGTCAACAAAAGTTGGTCTATGCTCCTATGGTATGGTTCGTGTGAATAATGGAATAGAAGAAAAACTAGTCCATAAAAACCAAATACCTAATGGTTGGGTTAAAGGTAGACTGAGAGATTTATCTACTTATATCAACACTCCTGAAAAATATCTAAATGATAGAAGAAGGGGTGGTGGATATAAAGTTTTCTTGGAAGACGTAGATAAAAATCCTTCTATCTTAGATATACCTATTAGAGAACTTGGTGAAATGTATGGGACTAGTCATACTTCTATTCGTAGGTGGAAAAAGAGTAGGTCGTTCATTCGGTATTCGCAAATACCGAACGCAAACGCCGACTGAAGGAACGCTCTTTAACCTAAAAAACTAAGGAGAAACCTAATGTCTAAAGTCGTATATCGCGGCATTGAATATGATACTCAAAAGCGTCTTGAGTATCAACAACAGATGATGCAGCAACCCCAACAATACAACGAAACCTATCGTGGTGTTAAGTTTGTAAAGGAGGGGCATAAGTGATGAAGAAAATTAATGTACTTCAACTTATTAAAGATCAAAAGAAAAAAGAAGATCGTAAATACAAAGCACAACTTGCAATGGCAATGCGATGACATTAAGGAGGGTTGATCCCCTCCTTTTTTTATGCTAAAATCTTGAGAGAGAATGATATCTTATGGACAAAGACAAACTAAAACTGATTGTTCGTAATCTTGAACTCTTGGTTGATTCTCTTAAGGCAGAAATTTATTCTGATACATCTGCATATAAGTACACAGAACCAGAAGTAAGAAAACGACCAATTTTAGATTACGACGAAATTTTTGAGGACTCTGATTTAGATGACTAATAGAGCAAAAGAACTGGTAAAGTTGCTTGAGAAACTTACAAAACAAGAGCATCTTTACACTGCTGAAAAAATTATAGAAATGAAACAACAACTGCGAGCATTGAAAGAAGAACTCGCAGAACTGGAAGCAAAAACATCAAAAGGATTTGGAAAGAAATGAAACCTATTAAAGCAAAAGATCTTCTTGAACTTGATAAAAATCTTGAAGTAGTAGTTCTTCAATGCTATGCACTTCCAGAACAAGTCATTTATCAGGCAGGTAAATGTGATTATTCTGAAACTCCAATTCACAACCAAACTATTCCTAGTCCAAATGAATGTGGTGAATGGGTTGTAGAGCGTCTACTAAGCAATGAGAAAGGGCACTGGGGCCCCCTAGAACACCCTTCTATTACTTTTTCAGTGTCTGGGTATGTTCATAATGTTGCGATGCAGGCACGAACTCATAGAGTGGGTGTAACTTTCGATGTTCAATCTCAACGTTACACTGGTAAGCGAGTAATCAAAGTTGCAAGCGGTGAACTTAAACCAGAAGATGTATTTTTTGTGCGTCCTCCTGGATTTTATACTAATCGGTATGGTAAGAAGTATGATTGGACAGCAGAAGATTATCAAGACGAACTAAACTGGATTGTAGAAGGTTGCAAGCGTTATGCGACAAAATACGAAAAAGGAATGTGCGAAGAGCACATTAGGGACTATCTTGCACAAGCAATTCGTCAGAACTTTGTGGTTTCTTTTAACTTACGTTCTGTTCTTCATATTATGGATCTGCGAGCAAAAATGGATGCACAATTAGAGATTCAAGCATTGTGTGAGCAATTTGTCCCTCTTCTTCAAAAATGGTCACCAAATGTTTGGAAGTATTATGAAGAGAAAAGACTGCATCGTGCTCGTCTGAGTCCATAAATAAATGTGCCTTAACTTGGTGACACATTTAAGGCAGAATAAGGGGGCAGAAATGCCCCTTTCTATTATAAATACTTATGTCACCAAGTTAAGAGTAGTATGAAACATTTTTATGTGTATTATTCCTATGAGGAATATGGGAGGGGTTATATTGGAAAAAGAGAATGTGATTGTCTTCCAGAAAAAGATGTAAATTACTTTGGAAGTTTTCACGATAAGAACTTTAATCCATCTCAAAAGATTATTTTAGAAACTTTTGATAGTGTAGAAGAAGCACTTGAAGCAGAAATAATTCTTCACAATTTTTATGAAGTAGATAAAAATCCTCATTTTGCGAATAGAGCAAAACAGACTTCAACTAAATTCTACTATTGTTTGAATGGAAAAAATAACCCAATGTATGGTAAAATAGGAGAGAAACATCCTGCCTACGGATATAGACATAGTAAAGATGTTTTACAAATGTTTAGTGACCGCCAAAAAGGTGAAAAAAATCATATGTATGGTAAGTTTGGTAAAGATCATCCATCCTATGGATCAAAAAGGAGTGAAGAAACTAAAAGAAAATTGAGTGAGAGACAAATTGGTGAAAAAAATCATAGGTATGGTAAAAAATCTTGGAATAGTGGGAAAAGTGTTATGATGTGGATTACTGATGGCAATGAAAGTAGATATGTTTTTAAGGAAAATGAAATACCTCAAGGTTGGAGGAGAGGAAGAACCTTTACAAGAAATACCAATAAATAATTTTTTATATACAAGTTTTGAGAGTAAAAAAAATGCCAACATACCCAATCATTAATAAAAAAACTGGGGAACAAAAAGAAGTTGTTATGAGTATTCACGACTGGGATCAATGGTCAAAGGATAATGTTGACTGGATTAGGGACTGGAGTGATCCATCAACCGCACCAAGTGCCTGTGAAATTGGGGAATGGCGGGACAAACTGGTTGCAAGGAACCCCGGATGGAACGATGTGCTTGCGAAAGCCAGCAAGGCTCCGGGCTCAAGAGTAAAGAAAATTTAAACATCTGAATAAAATCTAATGGCAAGAAGAAAAAGAGGCAACGTTGATCAACCTATCGGAGTTGGTTTGACTGCAAAGCAGATGAAGAGGAGAAAACCTCTAAGTGCTGATTACTTAGTTGACATTGATCCCCTTACAGACAATCAAAAACGTTTGTTTGAGTCTTATAATGATGGTAAACATATTGTTGCCTATGGATGTGCTGGGACAGGTAAAACCTTTATCACACTCTATAATGCCCTTGCAGATGTTCTCGATGAAAGAACACCATACGAAAGAATTTATCTTGTTCGTTCACTTGTTGCAACCAGAGAGATTGGATTTCTGCCTGGAACTCACGATGATAAGGCAGATATTTACCAGATTCCTTATAAGAATATGGTGAAGTATATGTTCCAGATGCCTTCTGATGCTGACTTTGAGATGCTTTATGGTAACTTAAAGTCTCAAGAAACCATTAAGTTTTGGAGCACCTCATTCTTGCGTGGAACGACCCTTGATAACGCTATCATTATTGTGGATGAGTTCCAAAACCTAAACTTTCACGAATTGGATTCTATTATCACTCGTGTTGGTGAGAATACCAAGATTTGTTTCTGTGGTGATGCTTCTCAATCAGACTTACAGAAGACTAAC